AACTAACTCGCTATTGTAAGGATTAATATGTGAATGATAAAGATTCTCAATAGCTTGAGCATGTATAACTCTATACTGGTCTTTAGTTTTTAATATGTATATGCCATTATCTGCGCTCATAATTTATTCCCCCTTTATTTTAATAATATTATAAATTCGTGTTCTTTTAATCCAAATGATTTAACATCTACTCGCAGAGCATAGGACTTGTGGAGCATCCCATGGTGCCTATATATTCCTATGTAACGTAGCTGAAAGAAACCCTTCAGATTAGGCTAATCAACTATGACTTGCTTAACGCAAGCCCCCGCCTCTATAGGCGGTGGGTAGTTGACTTTGCATTAATATCTGCCTCATGAAGTATCATTAGTCTATCATAAAAATCCTGTCCAACTAAGTTTATAAATTTATTTTTCGCTTTTTCTGTTTTGATAAAGTATGGCTTCATATGCCATCTTATTAATTGACAAATATCCAATATAGAATCAAAACAAGTAAAATTATCATTTCTCAAATAAAATAAAGCATTATATGCTGACACGTGTTCATGATTATAATAATGAGCAATATCAGTATCTTCGCCTTTATAATTCTTAAATTGTTTTGTAAATTCTTTTCCAATATCATGTAACCAAGCCGCATAAATAAGATTTGCATCAAATATCATTCTTTCTTTAAATATTTTACATACATTTCTAGCACATACTCTACAATGTTCTCCTATTGAAAGTGTATGGTGTGGATTGTCTTGGCTAATTAAACTTAATTTATTTAATAAATCACTTATATTTCTTTGATATTTATTACTATCATTATAAACAATATGAACGTGATCCCAACCTTCAAAACTAGCAGGAACATCAAAATTTAAATACATTCTTTTAATTGCATATTCTGGCACTATTCTATCTCTTTTTTGATTTAGTTCTAAACACTTCTCATATGGTGTTGCCATAAGATAGCATATCTTCTTACAATTAATTTTCTTTAGTTCATCAAGAAAGGCTTTCCTACGCTTATATGAAACATTACACGCATCATATGTTACATTTTTACCTGCTTTTAAATCATCTTTAATTCTTTTATGTAACTCTTTAAACAATTCATCATTTTTATTTTGCTCTCCAACATTTCCGAACAATTCTTCTCTTATATTATCAGAAGAATGAATTATTGCATTTTCTTGTTCTGCTATATATTGTGCGTATGTACTCTTACCGCTTGCAGGCAACCCAACCATCATGTACAATTTAGCCATAACATTATTCTCCTATCCACATTACTATTTTTTCATTGGATTGATTCCACAACCATTCTTCTGCTGTGGAAACCCTTTTGTCATACCAATTAAACATTAAAGCTGGACATTTTGTAGTCTTGGCAAATTCAGCAAAGTCTTTCCTTGTCAGAAATAAAGTATTTTGTGCTTTTTCTATACTTGAATTCATATTTTTAATAAACTCTTTTTATAAACAAATCATAAAAAGTAACATCTTCAAGAATAATACCTCTACATTCTTTTACTATTGGATTATAAAAATCTGATTCAATTTGATTATAATTAAATATTATAAAATTATCTTTTCTTTTTATGGTTATACAATAAGGTTTGTCTTGAAGTTTTGCTTCCCAATCGGCATTATTCTTGATAAACTCAACTAATTTTAGGTGCTGACAAAATGGGAGAACGAGCATACAGACCTCCAAAAAATTTCAATCAAATCTGAGCTTTATTTAAAATTACATTCATACATTGTATACCACGATGACATTAATATTAATCGTTTGATTGCAGTATCAATTTGTACATTTACGTCACTTAATAATTGATCTAAACTATAATCTGTACTTCTAACATAATCTACAATTTGCTTTTCGGTAAAGCCTAAATTTATAAGATATGCAAACATAATATTATCTCCTTTCGATAAAAACACATTTTTATCTAAATTTCACAACAAACACCTTTAATCTATGTTTGTTCGCTAAATCTATCATATGCTTTGTTCCTTTAGACGTTTCATTCCAAAATGCAATCAATACTCCATTATCTTCTTTCGCATATAAAGCCATTTGTTCGTTTCTTATATAACCTGCCCTCTTTCCATATTTATTCCAATCAGCAGGGAAATGAACTACTTTAAGGTTAAATTCTTCAGCAAATCGTTCTCCCATTTTGTCAGCACCATTAGCTGTGCCTGAAATAATCTCTAAAGTTTCTCTTTTAGTATCATATCCTTCTGCTTTTAATTGTCTAAAAATATTCAAGCAATTTGTTTTTAGGAATTCATAGTCATTAAAACTTCTACTACCAGCTATAATTACTCTCATATTTTATATTTGAACCTCTCTAATATTTTCTAATGCTTCTTTTATTAAATTTTCTGATAATTATTTCTTTAATTTTAACACAAATCTCTCCACCAATCATATATTTAAACCCCTTTCTTAAATTTGAATAAAAAACATATTTTATATAAGTAGGCTTATCACCTACTTATATAATACCACAAGTTTTATATTTGTCAAGTATAATTTTATATTTATATTTTATAAAAACTCACTATTTATAATGTCATAATCTTGTAAATACCAATATCCTTTATCATTCTTTTCTACTTTATAAGCATATAAAATATCATTGACTTGTAGTGGTTTCTTCTCGTATTTATTAGACCATATAGTCAACCTATTCTTTTTTCCACTACCAATAGATATTTCATCAATTGCATATGCCCATATTTTATTATATTTTTGACTTACTAATGGTTTAACATCTAATACTAATAACTTTCGTTTATCTTCTTCTTTTCCTGTGGTTAAATTAACAAAACCTAAATACTCTTTCTGAGTGTTTATTTTTTCCTTAATAGGATAATCACGCACATTATTACACTTCATCCATTCTTCAATGTCATTTAATATTGCTTTAACATTCAAATCCATATATGTTTTACCAGAAGGAGATAATCTTGAATGTCTTTTAATTATATTATCAAGTATTTGGTTGTCCTTTATTTTGTCTACACTAATTTGTTTAGCAGAACCTTGCTTAAAAAAGTTAAAATATTCAACTAGTCCATTTAATAATCTACTATTGCCAAATTCATTAAAAAAACCTAATCTAACTAAAATATCCAATTGTACAGAATTAATAGATGTTTTTTGGTTAATATCATATAACAGTTCAATAAAATTATTATATTGGTTATTTCTTATCTCATATAACTCTTCAGCTATCTGCCGATTACAATGTTTAATTAATGGTATTGCATAATTGATTTTCCCATTATATATATTGCATTTTTTATGATTTTGTCTAAAGTCAAACTTATTCATTACATATCCATGATTAATAATATCTTCATATATAATAGTTGCATTATTTTTTATATATTGAGATGAATCCTCTATATAAGAATTCATTAACGAAACATAAAACTCTAAAGGATGGTATGCTTTTAGTTTTGCTGTAATAAAAGCTATAATAGCATATGCACTTGAATGAGATTTATTAAATGCATATTTAGCAAATTGAAGCATATCTGACCATAATTGATTAAATTGTTCTTCCGTCCATCCTTTATTGAGCAAGTTTTGTTTGAGTTCTTCATGTACTTCTATCAATAATTTCTCATCTTTTTTACCAGTGGCTTTTCTTAATTTATCTGGATTTCTAAGGTTGGCTAATCTACCTATTTCTATTAGTTGTTCTTGGAATACCATAATGCCATAAGTATTGCTTAAAATTGGCATTAGGTCTTTGTGTAAATATGTAATTTCTTCTTTCCCATGTTTCCTGTTGCAATAATTTTTAATGTACGCCATAGCACCTGGACGATACAATGCATTAGCAACAGATAAGTCCTCAATACCAGTTGGTTGCATATCTCTTAATGTAGCCTGCATACCATATGATTCAAACTGAAATATTCCAACAGTATCTCCATTTTTAAAAATATCCAATACCTTTTCATCTGAAAAGTCTAATTTTTTAGGATTTATATACTCATAATCCTTGCTAATTAACTCAAGGGTATCATAAATAACATCAACAGTTCTTAATCCCAATGCATCTATTTTTACAATGCCTAAATCTTCAATATCATGCATATCTCCTTGTAAATATCGCTCTCCATTTTCATGATAACATGAAGCAGTATAGTAGTCTAAATCCTGCATCACAATAACCCTACCGCAATTGTGTGCAATTATATTATTTGCTGTATATGAATTATCATTGGCAACAGTTAAATTGTATACAACATATTCATCTTTTAGTTTTTTTTTCTTACGAAATGGTAGCCATATATATCCTTGATCAAAAAATGCATTATCTTTCTTTCTTTTATCTAATGTAAATTCAAATGACCATTTTTCCCTACTATTTATTTCTCTATCTTCTATTTTTTCTTTTTTAGGTGGTACATAAGCACACCAAGCATGTCTATTATATACTTTAGCTATACAATGTGCTATTCCTAAACCTAGTTCTTTGCTTGTTGTTTTAAATCCCCATACTTTTTCTTTTTTTCTATATGAACCATCTGCACTCAAATATCCTTCCAAAAATTGTTTCAATAAATGCTTTGGTAGGTTCAATATATCGCTAGTTAGTCTTTTATGGTGAGCATATTTACCAAATTGCTTAACATATTCAAAACATTCTAAATCTTTAATAAAAATTTTGTAAGTTGTATTTTCTTCAACATACCTATAATCAAATATGCCATCTATTCTTTTTGTAATGGTTTCTAGTTCATTATTGTACTTTGAACAACATATAATTAATCTTTTTTCATTTCTGTGTTTAACATCTTCATACCATCCATCTCCAATATACCTTCCTATAATCCACCAAAAATTCTCGTTACTTGTTGGTAATTTGCCACATACAGGAATATCATTATTTTGATTAATAGCCATTCCTACTAAATAATCTGATGTTAGCTGAGATACATTAATCCAATGTGGGTCACTATATTTTCTTTTTCTACCTACATAAGTTTTTTTCCTCACATAAATAGGATGATTGCCAGTTACTTTAAATTGAGGTATACCCATAATATCTACAGTATATACATCATTAGAAATACTTTGCATAGTTTTTTGAACTTCTTGAAAAGTATTAGTATGAGTTAATACTTTATCTTTTATATTAATATCTTTAATATACTTATATCCTTTATCTGTCAACACCATTGTATCTTCAGTAAAACAAGGGTGTAGTCCGAAAGAAATGGGAAGTCCTATTAATTTTTTTGATATTGCAAATAACTCAGGATATTTTTCTATATATTTTTCAAATTTTTTAACTATATCAGGTTTATTGGGATTATTTTTATTTATTTCTATTAAATCTAATACATCATTTAATTCATAATCTTCTAATGATTTTGTAATTTCTTTGACTTCATTAAATTCGATACCCAACGCTCTACCTATATCAGTTAAAGTGCCTCGTGATTTATTATAATTAAATCTACCTATACATGCTACGTGTTGTTGTCCATATTTATTAATCAAAAATTGTATAATTTTTTCTCTATCATGCGTGCCAAAGTCCAAATCTACATCAGGCACTTTTAATTCTTTTCTCGTAATTTTACCCTCTCGTAAGGCATCCAAAGCACCAACATCAATAAATCTTTCAAAATATAATTTGTGTTCTATGGGGTCTATATCAGTAATATTCATCAAATAACATAACAGACTTCCTCCACCACTACCACGTGCTATACCTCTACGTTTAACCTTATTTGCGTAAGTATATACCAAAAGATAATATCCTAAAAACCCCATTTCTTCTACTGCGTTAAGTTCATATTGGTATCTATCATAATATACTTTACGTTCTTTTTCTGGTAATTTATTGATTCCCCTTTCTTCAAAACCTTTTTGACAAAGATCCATTACCCATTCTTTTTCATTGCTATATTGGCTTGGTACATCTATATGTGGAATAATTGGTGCAGACAATGGTAATTCAACATTACATTTATTTGCTATTTCATGAGTATTATTAATTGCTTGACTTATAATTTCAGCATCTAAATATGCCAAATTATTTCGTATTTCTTCTTCGCTTTGAATATAACAATCAATATATCCTTCTCCTTCTTCTTTATATGAACTATTAAAAGAATAAACATCATGATATTTTTTATCTTCTTTTGTAACAAAATGAGCATCAGTAGTTACAACAATTGATATATCTAATTCTTTTGCTAATGCAATAATTTTTTTATTAATTTCTATTTGTTTATTATCATTTCTTGCTTGTATTTCTAAATAATAATCATTACCAAATTCATTTTTATATTTTAATGCTATTTCCTTTGCTTTTTCATAGTCGTCAATCAAGAGAAACTTGCTTATTTCCCCTGCTAAACAAGCACTTAAAACCAATAATCCATCCTTGTGTTGTTTTAACTTCTCAAAATCTATTCTTGGCTTACTATAAAAGTTTTCGGACAGGTTAGATATTGATATTAGTTTGTTTAAATTAATTCTTCCTGTTTCATTTTTACATAGTAAAACTAAATGATAATATTTATTATTTTGGTCTTTTATATTAGTATCATCACATATATACATTTCACAGCCATGTATATATTTTATATTTTCTTTTTTTAGTCTTTTATAAATTGATACTGAAGCATGTATATTACCATGATCTGTAATGGCAATTGCATTTTGATTAATAGATTTTAACCTATTAATTAAATCATCATAATCTATAATACTATCTCTTAAACTATATTTGGTATGTACATGTGTGTGTATCATCCGAATACTTCCCTTTCTTGTAAAGTTATATTTTGTACTAAAACTCCAGATTTATATTAGTTATTGGATTTGAAAACATTCGTAGTCAGTTAAGACTTAGGGTAGTCAACTAATGCCTTTACAAGCCTCCGTTTCTATAAACGGGGGTAGTTGACTAATATCATCATTATTAAACTTAATCATTTTTTATCCAAACACCTCTTTTTCTTCTTTTTTGTTAATATTGCACACTAATTTCTCTTGAATATGTTTAGGATATTTTATACTTATATTTTGTTCCCATAAATATTTTCTATTTCTGTCTTCTTCGCTACTTATTAATCTCATAGTTTGTTTGTTGTAATATAATTTTATTTTTTTATTTGTTATACCAGTTGGTCTATCTTTTATAATACTTATTTCTGAATCGTGTAATTCTTCTTGTTTATTGTTTCTACTAACCCAATATAATCTATGGGTTAAATTTCCAAGATTTGATGAACCATATATGTCATAAGCAGAATTAGCATTTTTTCCATCAGGTTTTTTTGGATGGCATACGAGGTGTGTATATGTTTTGTATTTTACTGTAAATTTTAACAAATCTAATATAAACTTCTTTTGTGCTGCCCATTCATCGCTATAATCAGAAAAATCCACACACATCAAATTATCAAGTACAAAAACATCTACACCATACTTTTTAAACAAAAATTCCATTCTGTTTAATATAGCTTCTGGTTTTGTGTTTAAATATGTATCATAAAAAAATATTTTATTCTTATAATAATTTTTAATATATTCTCTTGCTTCATTTGTGACTGTATAACCTTTTGGCATATTTTCTCCATTATCCCATTCTATTGTATGTTTTTCTCCAGCCCAAGGTTTAATAAGCCAATTTTTTAATTGTCCACCTTCTAATTCACCACTGAAAACAAAAACTTTATGTCCATTTTCTACAGATTCAATAATTGCAGATTGAACAATAACTACTGTTTTTCCTTGTCCTGTATATCCAGACCATATGTTTAAAGTACCTTCTATTTGCCCATAAATTAATTTATCAAGTTCATTAAATCCAGTTGATATTTTATTTATATTTTGTATATCTACATCTTGACAATCCATAATATCAACAACATCTGATATAGGCACTTCCTTTGCATTATTAATTAAATTTAATACTTCTTGTTTTCCACATGCTATAAGAACATTATTAGCATCAGCTTTATTTATATCAACATTATATTGTTTATAAAATTCTTTAATCTTATCAATTACTACTTGATCTGGTTCAACTATTTTACATCTATGTTCACCTAATCGTACAATTACATTTTTCAATGCAGTTTGTCCTGCTGTATCGTTGTCATACCAAAGTATAATAGTTTCAAAATTATCAAGCCATTCCCAGTTAAACTCTATCCAGCTTAAATTTTCTGCACCATGTGGTATTGAAACTACATTGGTAAAACCTGCTTCAATACAGGATAATCTATCTATATGACCTTCTACTATTAATAATGGTTTAGTAATATCTATTTGATTAACACCATATAAAATAGGACATGTGCTTGCTTTTTTCTGCCACCACATTTTATCTTCGCCTTTTCTTACTGGTCTTGATGGTCTATATTTAACACAAAGCAATTTTCCATCTACATCTCTATGTTCAAATACTATATTACCATATACATCTTGTTTAATACCTACAAAATCAAGTGTTTCTTTACTTATATGTCTTTTTGCTAAATATTCTTCTACCTTAGTTCTGTCTGTGTTTGTTTCTTCTTTGGGATAAATATAATTCGCAAAATAATTACTATCTTTTATATTGCTCTTATTAATAAATTCAAAGTCATCTACAATAGTATTAGTTTCATTAAATAATTTTTGCACTGCTTCTTTAAATGATAAACCTTGACGCTGGTAATGGTCTAAAATCCCATAATTTATACCACAACCAAAACATTTGAAATGATTGTCTTTTTTATTCCATATAAACGAGGGCGTATCTTCCTTATGAAATGGGCAACATCCTTTTAATGATTTACTATCCCATTTATCTATATGTAAATCTTCTGCAATAATATATGCTGTTTTTTCTCCAAGTATTTGTTTCGCTTCTAATATCTTTTCTTTTAAAATAATATTAACCACCACCATTCATTACATTTTGATAATATAGGGAAGGAGATTTCCTCCCCCATATTAAAATGGCAACTCATCCATCTGACTATCTGTTTGTGAATTATTCAAACTCTCAAAATCAAATATGGTTACATTTACATACGATTTCTTATCCTTTCCTTCGCCTGTAGTTGTATTGCTAATTTTTCCACTTGTAATTTTAATTCTGTCTTTTGTGGATAGTGCTAATGCTGGCTCTTTTGCTTTGCCTACAAATGTAACAAACCAATAAGAATTAACATATTTACCTTCTTTGTTTTTCTCACTGGTTGAAATCCTGCCTTTTACAAAATTACCTTTGTCCTCAACTTCCCAAACAGTAGCATAAACATTATTAAATAGTATCATAAATACCTCCGTTTTTATATTTTTATTTTATCAGCCATTTCCTTTGTTAGAGGAATGGGTTTAATAGAATATTTTTTATAGAACTCATTTTCACTCATAGTATGAAGTTCTGTGTGGTGAACTCGGCACAATGGTATAACTTTTCTGCCTACATGATTAATTTTATTCCTGTTGTTTCCCATTTGAACTTTATCGTCAAGTGCATGGTGAATGTCTGCATCATTACCGCATATTGCACATTTACGATACAACAAACATAATGAAATATAGCTTTCTATATTGTCTATTCTATTAACTGCGTAATCACTTAATGGAATATCTATAGATAAACAGAACTCTAACAGATAAGCAAGGAATTTTCTTGCTAAATCCATAGAACATTCTGGAATACAGGTTAAGTTTTCATTATGGCTGATGTTGAAGTTATCTATCAGCAATTGTTCGGCTTCCTTCTCAAAATAGCCTAAATAATTTGCAATGTCTTTTATAGTGAGATATATTCGTTTTTGTTGTTTAGCAGTAATTCTTCTATTATCATCTAGCTTTATACTGCCTGTTTTAGTCTTGTTTCGCAGTATTTCATTTAATATTTCTTTATCCTGAATAAAAACTTGTAGATAAACTCCATCATCAGCCTTTTTATATTGTTTTATCTCAAAGGGATACATCTTACCCTACCCCAATAAATAATGATAATCCATTATTTCTGCTGTTTTTACACTTCTACAATATTCACATTTACCACATGGTATAGGCTCTACATTGCCTTCCTTCAGTGCTATAATTCTTGGTAAATGTTCTTCTATGTGCCACATTACAGCCTGCATATCACTTAAAAATCCATTGTATATAGCTTTATCGCATGGCTGTTGCTTCGTTACTACAACTAAATACGGTTCTAGAAAATCTTCTCTACCAGTAGCAAGTTTTTCTATCATGGCATATATGC